GATCTTACACCTCTAGAAAAGTTTTCTAAAAACACAGATCCAGAAACATTAAATTCCAACTGATCATTTTGTGCGCGAAGACTGTCGTCATATTTTATTACTAATTTTGGCCTAATATATGGATTTCTGGTGTGTCTAGACGAAAATCTTTTTACGAACCTAGTTTGATTATCGTGTTCTTCTGATCCAGAATAAGCTAGTAAAAACCCGTGAGAAGGTATAATGCCAGTCATTGATGCGGATACGATATTTGTTACATCCATACTTAGATTCTGGTTTGTAGAGCTAAAATACTGGGATTTAACCAGGTACGTATCTGTGCCGCCTATTTCTGCCGTTTCAATCAAGTCAATATCAGAAGCTCCCATAGCCCCTGAAGCAAAGGCGCCGGCGGAATTCCACACTACGTTACCGCTAGAATATGAAGCCGTTAGCCAGTTAGCCCTATCGAGATAAGAAAGGCCAGAGACGTCTTTTCCTTTGCCTTCGTCAAAGCTTTGGGAAAGTGGGAATAACGCTAGGTTGTAGTCCATGGGGGCGACTTGATTTCCTTGAACGTCATGTAGCATAAACGTAGCAGAAAACGAGTCGTCAGAAAAATCAACTTTATCTTTTAGGGAAGCTGATATATCAGACAATTCAAAATAAATGAGGCCTCTAGATAGTTCTATGGGATTTGTTTGGCCAGTGAATAAAGTTTCACCGTATAATTTAAATAAGTCTATAGTGGTAGCACCGCCTAGATTGGCATCTGTTGCTCTTGCACTAGTAGATATAATCTTATTGGTGATGTATGTATCTTTACTTGCTGTAAACACTAAATACATTTGTTAACTCCTATCTAACAGTGACCATAATGTCGTCGTTTGGATACCTTAGTTCAAAGATTCCACCAGAAGGAGGAAAAAATAGTCCATTATCTTTTATAGCATCAAAATCTATTTGACTTTCAGAATAGGTTCGTTTTGCTATTGTGCCAAACAGACTTGTAAGTTTTAATTCAATCAAAGATAAAACGCCAGGAACATTTATGATCGCAAAAACTATGTCTGATTCTACTATAGGTTTATCTATCTGAGACCTTTCTATTCGAAACAGTTTTTTGATCTCAGTTATAACTTTTTTGGTTACCTGTGTTTTATTAACACCGGGGGCAGCTACTATAGAAATATTAACTCTAAAGTTGAATACCCTGGCATCTAAAATATCTATAGCATCACTAATCATTCTGTATTCGTTTAAATACTTTGATATGTTCTTTTTCAACACATCTGGCGATTGTGCTAGTCTACCGGCTGAATCCCTAGAAATAACATAAAGTATACTAGCCAATGGATTTTGAGGGTTTGCAACAATTCCTGCTCTGAATATTCTTCCGTACTCGTTTGGTAGCAAGTAAAGCCTTGCCAATAAATCATCCCTTGTTACAACCCTAGATTGTAAATTCCTTGCAGTTGGTATCAAACCACGTATTTCTTCAGTAGTTAAACGGTTTGCTCCTCCAGCGGCCGGCTGTTCGTTTAAAACTTCAACAGAACCCCTAACGTCGATAGCGGTCACTCCATTTAGGCTATCCTTAAATTGAATTTCAAGAGTATCAATTTGATTTATAGATTTTGGTGAAACATTGTGAGAAGCTCCCCCGCCATATCGATAAGTGATGGTCAAAGTTGTATTTTGTGGTGATATACCCAAAGTCTTGGTATCTAATAAGGCAGCAGGATCTAAACTAAATCTAGGCATTGTTCTTTTGCCATAAAGGGGCAAAGAAAGATCACTAGGATCTGGTACTCCATCATCGGCAGTATTACTCGCTCTGCCGGAGCCAAATTGAAGACCGGTTCTTCTAGTCCGTATGTCAGTTGTTGTTATAAATCTATAAGGAGCAGGTATAACGGAAAGGTTGGATTCTACACCATCGTCAGTTCTGTTATTATTTAAGAAAGATTTAAAAACGGTGTCTTGCGAAAGGCTTTCCACTTCATAATACTCATTATCAGACGAATCTATGACTCTTAAAATTGTACTTACGTCCGGATTCTGTAATTTGACTGTTCTAAAAGGAACAAATGAATTTGGAATGGTTATAGTCTCTGTCGCAAGCACTCCGGAGACGCACGTTCCTGGTAGGATTAGAATAAAATTGTCAGAATTGTTTCTTCTTTTAACCCTAACCTTTCTAGCAACTAGGTTGCCGACGGAATCAGTTATGCTATAGTCTAGATCTTCCACCAAATAGAATTTGACTCCGATAGTTGAATTCAAGACAGTGCCAGCCTTGATTATAGGTAAGGCATTGCTTTGCGGCACTAGGCTCCCATTCTCTTCAACGGCAGGCACTCTTACATAGAAATCAACCTCGGCAACAGCAGGAGCGGCACCTCCTATTTTTATGCCAGCGTTTTGCGCCATGCGTTCTATGTTAGATGTTTCAACCGCAGATAACGGATCAAGTTCCCTAAACTGGTGGTCGGTGTAGTAAGACATGGTGTCTCCAACATACGCTGCCAGATCCACTAGAAGACCGCCAAGAGATGCTTCGGTAAAGTCTTGCATGTTATCGGGATAGTAGGTTCTTGCAAACTTTTGCAAGTCTAATCTCATAGCGTCAAAGTCTTTGGCAATAAAAGAACGAGCTATTTCTTTTTTTGTATTTTTTTTGTCATTCGCCATACTATTTATCCAGCTGAGTATAATGTGACTCGTAGTCCATGTTGTTTATTAGATATTCTAGGAATAGTATAAGTTAGAAACAAAACTATTTTGGCCACTTCTTTGTTGTCAAAATGATCTGTTTCTGTTGCAAATCCTACTAGATTGACAAAAGGCAAATATTTAGAAACTGAGTCCTTTATTCTAATCATGGCCTTTTGATCTCCCGATTCATCCCCTAGTTCCATAACCAATTCTAAAAGGTTTGCACCAAAATCCGGCCGGCCTAGGCGTTCGCCTTTATTTGTAAGAACTAGGTTTCTTAGATTGTCTCTGATCTGATCCTGCAAACTGTAGTGCATTTTGTATATGTTTGTACCATTTCCCATTTGCAGCGGTGTCATGATACCAACGGGTGTTGGTAACGCGTTATACTGCGCTTCGGCCAAATTTTCGGTAAGATCGCCGACGCTTTTAAAACTATAAGTCTTTCTGTCCTGTCTAGTAGCCATACTATTCCTCTTTGTATAATTATATCAGAACAAAAATTTAGTTAAAAGATACTACATTAAAGGTTGCGCAACCACCGGTCCGACGCCTCCAGCTACGGTTATGCCTACTCCATTAAACAAGGAAGCCATAAAACTAGTGTGAATAATTGTTGCCATTAGGTCAACTATATCAGGCTCCTCTGACCCGGCCATTCCGGCAGCAGTGCAAGGTGCCAAAATTGGGGGGACAGTGGGGGCGGTAGCCCCAGTAGCAGTATTTCCAACAGTGCTAGAAAATGCCGTGAAAGAAGCAGGTATATAAGCCATGATACCGGCAGTGATTAGGCTCATTGCTGGATCCATCGAATTAAAAGATCCTTCGATTGCAGACTTAAGGGCTGCCTTTCCAGTTTCTGCAGTCTGCACTTTTACCTTTTGCCCCATATTGGCAGGATCGGGAATCGGAGATGGGGCTGCGGGTATTAAAAAAGGGCCGGTCAATAACATGACTTCTGCGTCTGAAGCATAACTAACAATCGCATCTGCTATAAATCCGGCGACATCACCTTTACTATACTTTGCCTCTACTTCGCCCTCTTCTCCGCCAGAAACACTTTGCGTTTCTTTTCCTTTCTCGAAAGCCTCGAGCAAACCATCGTATAATTTTTGTCTATCCAGAGCCATTATTTAGTTTTTCCGTATTTGGACAAAGTCGTTATCAGGTCCTCGATAGAACCATCGATAGCAGATTTAGTAGAATCGATATTTGTTGCAAAAGATGTAGAAGGAATGGTTGGAGGACCAGAAGGACCAACACCGGTAGGGTGAATATGAGCATCAAACCCAGATGAAAGGTGAGTCTTAAGATTATCTAAGTGTGTTTTTATATCGTTAAAGTGTGCATCAAGAAGATCTTTTAACATGTTGCCTAGAACAATAGGTTCAGTGGCACCTCTCCCCAAAACAACTTGAGTACCTAGCCCATTTTCTTTTTCTAAATCTGGATGACCGCTGCCAATGATTACAGTAGGACCATCAATCATAATGGTACCATCTGGTTGCATTATGATAACTGCTTGGCCGTCTCCTTCCTCAGAATTTCTAACACCTTCTTTTATTATCTTTATAGAACCGTTAATCTCTGCGACTTCTTCTTTAAGACCATTGACATTCTCTTCCTGCCTTCTCGCCACAATTCTAATCTGGTCTGACTTGAGAATAGAATAGGACTGATCAACTTCGGGAAGTATGGCTATCCCATCACCTCTACCCTCCGTCGGCTCTGCCGGTGGTGGATCATCGGGCCATTTTGTTATCGTTGGAAGAATATCCTCATCTTCTGTATTTTTTACTAAGAAGAAAGCATCATCGTAAGAGGCTTTCATAGACATGTTAAGTCTAGCAGCGTCGTATTCGTAGTCAGGATCTCCTTCAACCGGGCTAAGTGGCACTTCGTTCATAAGAGACATCCTGTTTGCTTCTAGTTCCCCTTCGTTGACATTGGTCATAGTCCTAGCAGATGTTCTTATAGGCTCATCGCCATCTTCTGCATCCGTTGCAGGATTAACGGGTATATATCTGCCTCTACCAACAACAATATCGATTGCCCCAGAATCCGGCAAAGGCTCTTCGTACATAGCATTAGTAGCCTCGAATTCCTCATCTTTTTTTGTCCAACCCCTGTTTTGGCCCAAACATATCAGTGTATTGTTTGATCCCTGAAGGACTAAGTCACCAGGCCTTTTAATAAAAAATGGTACAGGCTCTTTTGTGATAGACTGGTTAGTTGTGGATGTCTCAAAGATTTTTTCGTAGCTATCGTCAGAAGAAAAATTGACCTGATCTTCTGATCCGCCGCCATCGTTAAATATTCCGATTTTTTTCTTACTATCACCGGAAGCCAAGCCGGCCTGTTCCACGGTAGAAACAGCCTCTGGTGAGTGCATGTGCCTTCGATCACCATGTGAATAGTTAACATCTTCGACCGATCTAACATCGGGTACCCTGGCCAACCAATAGCCAATGATTCCATACCGAAAGAGGAAGACGTGTTCACCAACCTTGATCGGCATCTGTAGATGTTGTGGCAAAAGGGGATGGCAAACCAACAATTTACCACTGTTCTTATATTCTTTCCCAGTTATTACACGAACCAAGAGTGTATTTGCAGGAATGTCAAGTAGAGCCTTTGGGTCCTCTATTCTGGGTGTTATTGCCTCAACATCAAAAGTTTCTGGAACGTATATAATTTCCTCAACTACTCCTTTTACAAGTACTGCGTTTTCACCTTGGCCAAGAAGGGTATTGACTTCTTTGCCTAGGGTTCCAGGTTTTAATTTTGATGCATCTATATTAGCCATGTTACTTATCTATCTTCTTGAAAATATCTTCGGGATCTAAAACTGCTGCCTTCTCTTCTTCTTTCGCGACTAGCTCGGCGAGCTTTATGAGTTGATCGTTTGACTTGTTCATTCTCTCTAAATACTTAGCCAACGTTGGACCTACTGAAATGCTGTCTGCCAAACTGTTGCCCATGTTCGTATAAATATTTGTAAAAAGCATATACGCATTAAGTCTATCGGTCAACGCATTGTCGTATATTTCTTTCCAGAGCAACTTCTTCTTATTTTCAGAAACCTCAATCGATTCCAACAACTCAGAAAAGGCTTTTGACTTATTTTCTATTTTCTCAAATTCTTTTGTTACATCCATGAAGTTCTCCTAAAATAGATCGTATTTTTTGTCTTTGCCAACTTTTCCTCTATATTTTCTTCTGATGTTTGTCATGCTCGAAGACAATTGTTTAGAGTTAAGACCCGATATTTCTCTTATATAAACAAAGATACCACGTTTGTTAAGGAATTCTAACTGGTCGATGTTATCAAAAACAGTGATAATTGCGTTCATACAAGACACATCATTTTTGTGCGTCAGTTCAGAAAGTATCTCTAAGCAAAGAGGCCTGATTTGCATAAGCGATTCTTTATATATACTCATTTCGACAGGATCTGGTACTACTTGATAGCTTGCAACTGTTGCCATATCCACAGAATTCATCGACTCATGATCATCCAAAGAGACAGAAGAAAACGTTCGTTTTCTTATTTTTCTAGAATTGATAATCAACCAGTTTTTTGCAACTATGTTAAAATAAGAAAAGGCATTCGTGCCTCTACTATGATCAAACTTGTGCAGACACTCGTATAAAGCAACTACACAGGCCTGCTGTAGAAATGCAGGAGATTCGCCACACTTGTGAAATCCATAAATGTATATAAGATTTTCTGTAAGTTTTAAAAGAGCCGGCTGAATTCTTGACTCGTAGATGACTTCTTTCTCTTTGTGGTCTTCACTTGTACAAAATTCTTTAATGGCCAGCTGGGTATCTTTTGTAAAGTAATACCTTTTTGGCTTATTGGTGTTAGCTTTTTTGCCTACGGTTCTTCTAATCTTCTTCTTTTTTGCCATCTTCTATTCCCGCTAGTTGGTTCGCTACATATAAAACGGCATCTCTAGAATCAGTAATGTCCTGAATAACTTGCCTTACTTGAGGGCTATCAAAGAACAGAGGAGTATCTAATACTTTCTGGATAGAAGTGAACCTGCTGTCCAAACTATCCAAAGACTGTTCAACAGCATCTTCAACCCGTAAAATTATGCGCGCAAATTTATAGTTATAGTAAAGCGATACTATTAAAAAGATTGATAACACCGCAATTGTAAGTATGTAAAGATTCATCCTAACTCTTCTAAAAATTCATTATACAGTTTTTCAACAGCAGACTGACTAAATTTTTGGACAATTGTAGATCTTTTCTTAGCACAAACCTGCTTGAGCTTTGTTCTTTCATTAAATAACTGTTGTAAAGAGTTTTTAAAAGATTCTTCGAAAGGATCAGCCCACATAGAATGTTGCATAAATATTCTATTATCTACTTTTGAGTCTGGGATCTTAGTCATTGTGTATTTAACTGGTATCCAGCATCCTTCCTGTAGAAACGTCTTGTGACCAGACCAGTCAGTTGCAACAACGGGAAGACCTGAGGCCGCCGCTTCGATCATCGGTAGCCCGTAGCCTTCTCCCCTAGTAGCTGTTATCAGCCCTACCATAGACTTGTCACAATACATATTAAAAAGCTCTTCGTCGTTCATGTTACCGTGAATTAAATTAACCCTTGGGTACTTTCCTTTTCTGACCTCTGAAAGAACTTTTTCAAGTGTTCTCGTTGTCACTCTTTTGTCCAAAGTGGAATTTGTTCCCATATTGGTTTTCACAACTAGTCCGACGTCTTTTCTTCCCTCAAACTTTTCACAGAACCATTTGATAGCGTTAAAGGTATTTTTTCTATCGAGCTCTGGAGATGGCGCCGTTAATTGGCCAAACAGTAGAAAGTTTCTTTTACTTTTTGTATTCAAAAATTTAGTTTCTTTTGGTTCTCTTTCAAAGTATTCAGGAAAAGATTCCGGTATTACATGGATCTTAGTCGTAATTTTACCACTATTTTTAAGTACGCCACCAGTAAAATTACTTGGAACAATGACGCCGTCCATTTTATTGCACGCAACAATCCAAGAGGGATTACAAAAATTAGTTTCAACAGCTGCTGTGATTCCGAAATTTTTCGTTGCCAAAGATATGTCCCATTCATCTGGGAGTTGGACTTGAAAAGAATAATCAAATTTTTGATCCGGTTGAGCCGTTCTTTTCATGATTTCACCAACAAGACCGTTTAAGTCTTCGGCGTTTAAATACCACGGTGTGATTCCCCATGGAAGCACCTGACAAGATATATCGTGCCCTTGAGAAAGCAACCATTTAAAAACTTGTCTAGAATGTACACCATAACCTGATTGAGAAAGCAGTGGGCCTCTAACTATTACTCTAGCCATCTATAACTCCGTTATCGTATGTGTTTTCTTTTTATATGGAAATTCAGTTATTGTTTTGATCATAGAATCATGCCAAAGGTCGACAGTCTTTTGGTATCCAAATTCACTCAAAGCGTATTGTTTTGCTCTTTGGCCGAGCTCGTGTCTGGCTTTTGGTCCCATAAAATACATTTTTGAAATAGCCTTTGAAATAGTATCGTTTGAAACAAGGTCTTCGAAAATGTATGGCACTGTTTGGCTTCCTACCAATGTCTGCAATTCGATAGGCAGTGCGACTCCGTTTTCTTCACCAGTGTACGCATTCACAACTTGTCTTGTCTGGCCTCCAGTCTTGGGTGCAATAATAGGAGTCCCTGTTTGCATAGCTTCAAGAGTGGATAAACCAAAGCCTTCGGCATAACTTATATTGATGCATACGTCAGAAATGTTGTGAAGTGTATTGATCATTTGAAAATCTACTCTTTGATTAGAAAACACAACATTGTCTTTGATTCCCAACATGTCTGTTATCGCAAAAAGGTTTGGCCCCTCTCTATCATTCGGATCAGTGTGCATTAAAAGCGTTGCTTTGCTGTGACCTTCTTTTTGTTTTAACTCATCTAAAAATAGCTTAAACGAATATAATAAATCCCCAGGACGTTTTCTTCTTGCATTTCTGTTCATCCAGAAAAGAACAAAATGATCAGCTCTTTCCGGCCCTAAAACCCTTAGTTTCTGCTCTACAATTTGGTTTTCAGGCATTTGAAAAAAAGTATCATTAGGTAAAGCATGCGGAACGAAAAATGTCTTATTAGGCCAATGTTCTTTAACCTGTGAATAAGTGTGGTGGCTATGGCAGTTAATAAGATCTGTAGCTTCATAAAATGGATTATTGAATTCTGGATATGGTTTATTATCCCAGACGTGCCAATATACGATTGGACAGACCTGCCTAATTTCATCTTCCATTTCAAAAAGCCAATAATAAAATCTTGGATCAGTGAAAAGAAAAAGAGCGTCTGGCTTTTCTGTTGCTAGAGCCATTCTTAACATTTCTTTATTGCCAAATCCGTCTATTGGCTTTATTATAAAGTCATCATTGACTTTAATAACATCGTAATTGTCGTGTTTGACTGCAGCGCCAAATTGACGAAAACTCCAACATCCTTTTTTCAAGAGTCCATTAATTAAATGTCGACTCTGAGTACCTACGCCAGAAGTACTCAGAGCATGATCGCTTAACATGAGAACCTTGTATTTGTTTCCTATCATGTACAATGCTCCGTTTGATAAAAGGGACAAAACTTGCAATTAGAACGGTTTTTTAGGTTCATTCCCTTTCTAACTGACCTTACCATAGATTCTAACAGCTTTTCAGATTTTGTAATAAATTTTGGTCCAACAGACACAGACATAAACCAAGCACACTTTTCAGGTTTTGTATTTCTCTTTAAAAGAGCATAGCCGCAACCGATAGATCTAAGATCAATTCCTTCTCTTTGAGCCCAAAACTTTTTGTACAGACCGACTTGAGCCTGAGTTAAAAAGTCTCTGCGCTTATCCTGATACCATCCACGTGGACCAGTTGTTTTCCAGTCTATGATCCAATACTTTTCTTTGCCGTTTATCTTAGACTTGATAATGGCATCGATATAACCTTTAAAATTCAAATCGAGTTCTGGCATACTTTCATATATCTGCTCTTCAGCGCTGATATACTCCCATTCTCCAAAATTTTGAGACATAAAGTCTGGGATGGCAGACAGGATGTTTTCAGCACTAGTCACCCATAAGTCAAATTTTTCGTGTCTATATTTTAGATCAAACTTTTTTCTTTGAGCGGTGACCTTTTGTATGTACTCACTAGAATCAAAACCATTTTCAGCCCATTTTTCTTGCAGCCTTTCTTTTACGTCACTTGTATCCATATTGCCTGTCTTAAGGTACCTTTCTATCGTATCGTGAACAATAGTACCAAATTCAGCGTATGGATTATTTTCGTAAGTTTCAATCTTATCGACATACATTAGTTTATGTTTCCATGGACACTCTTTCCATGTTTTGACTTCAGAATAACTTACATGTTCTTTATTTGTTGGAAAAATCATATTACACCTCAAATCATTATAGAGGCATTGACATGATTTTACAAATTATTTTGATGGATAAGACGAAGGATCAGGCATACCATAATTTCCTCTGAGGATTTTTTCTTGCGTTCTCCAGTCAGACCTATACATTTCTTCTGCTAAAGTCTTCATGTTATATTCTGGTTCCCAGCCTAAAACCGTTTTTGCCTTGGTAGAATCACCTAGCAGTAAAGGAACTTCGTGAGGCCGAAAAAGCCTTTCATCAATTTCTACGTGCTTGTCTATATCGAGTTTCGCAAAAGTAAAAACATGTTCAAGAAATTCTCTGACAGAATAAGTCTGACCGGTAGATATAACAAAGTCGTCTGGCTTATCTTGTTGCAACATTAACCACATCGCCTTTACGTAATCTCTTGCATGTCCCCAATCTCTTTTTGCATCCAGGTTTCCAAGATACAATTTATCCTGCATTCCTAGACTGATTTTGGCCGCGGCTAAAGTGATTTTTCTAGTAACGAAGGTCTCCCCTCTTCTTGGAGACTCATGATTAAAAAGAATGCCACTACATGCAAATAATCCATACCCCTCTCTATAGTTCCTTACAAGATTATGGGCATAAACTTTTGCGCACGCGTAAGGACTTGCGGGCATTAGCGCAGTTTTCTCAGACTGCGGGTTTTCCGGATTGTCACCGTACATTTCGCTTGATGACGCTTGGTAGAATCTTGCCTCTGGACAACAATGTCGCATTGCTTCAAGAAGCCTAAGCGTACCAGTCGCGACAATGTCAGTAGTCTCCACTGGGCAATCAAAGCTAACCCTTACGTGGCTTTGTGCAGCAAGATTATAGATCTCATCAGGCTTGTACTCAGTCAACAAACGGTACATCCAGGAGGACTCGTGCAGAGAACCATAGTGCATTTTAAAGTTAGGATCATCGTAATTATGATCAATTCTATCAGTAGATATTGTGCTAGTTCTTCTTTTTATGCCTATTACCTTATATCCCTTAGATAGTAATAAATCTAAAAGATATGAACCGTCTTGTCCGGTTATCCCAGTAATAAGCGCCGTTTTTTGTTTAGTCATCAGAGACTGCCCTTCCTTTCATGTGTTCCCAGTCTCTTATTCTTCTACATGTATCATTATAGTCTTGCACTGCTTCAAGAAAACTAGTGTCACCATCATTAGTAGAACCAAAAGCGATCATTGCTGCCAAGTCCTTAGGAAAGCAGTGGCCGCCAAAGCCTAAATCACCATCTGGACCAGGTACCGACAAGTGACTTTTACCAATTCTTTCATCATAAAGTGTATACTCGCAAACCTTATCGTAATCTATGTTATTGTCATTACATATCTGAAACATTTGATTTGCAAAAGTAACTTTTGTTGCAAGAAAACAATTGGTAAAGTATTTTACCATTTCTGCCGTTTCTGACTTGGTAATTACTATTGGGATTCTTGGAAACACTTTTCTAAACATCTGTTTAACAGATCTAGCGCCATCACCACCGATTATAATTCTAGTTTGGTTTTTAAAATCTTCAAAAGAGTTTGCTTCCGTTAAGAATTCAGGGCTAAAACACAGGTTTATTCTAGGGTACTTTTTTGAAATTCTAGACGTCGTTCCTGGTGGTATAGTCGATTTGATGACGAAAGTTTTCTTGTGCTTTTGCTGCTTTAGAAAGTCAGAATGTTTCGGTTCTCTAGTCGATTGCACAACAGTGTTGTATGCAGATTCTATAGCGTTCTCTAATATTCTAGTATCACAACTGCCATCTTTTCTCATAGGGGTTGGCACACAAACAAAAATTATCTCCGAAGTCTGAACTAGATATTCTACCTCTCTTCCATTCATGTTGTAACATTTTTCTGGATCTAGATCATAGCCTTTTACATCGTAAAAATTTTTAAGGCCTTCTCGAATCGCAGATCCTACAAATCCTTGACCAATAATTCCTATGTTCATTTATTCTCCAAAAAGTCTGAAACGTAATTTTCTAGCGTATGCTTTGGTGACCACCCAGTTTTCTCTGTCGTAAATGATATATCTGCTTTTGTTACCCTGGCTTCACCAGGTCGAGCGGGCAAGTACTTTTTGTTTCCTCCAAACATGTCAGCCAATTCGTTTATAGAGTGGTTTGTACCAGTTCCAAGGTTAAAGACTTCGCCTCTCCAGTCTCCTTTAGAAATCGCTATTAGTCCGTCACATATATCATATACGTGCGTAAAGTCTCGTCTCTGTTCTCCGTCACCCACGATTGTTAGGTCTTTACCGGCCTTCAACTGTTCTTCAAAAATTGCCACAACAGGAGTATATTGTCCAATCAGCGGATTTCTTGGGCCGTAAACGTTAAAGAATCTAGCGATACCAGCACTGACATCATAGACCTTTGCATACATCTTAAAAGCTTCCTCACCTTGCCATTTCGCAAACGCGTAAGGGTTTAGGTATACTCCGCCATAAAAAGATGAAGAACCTGCATAAACCACTTTGGCATTAGACAGTCTTGCGAATTCAGCAACTATTGCAGAGCCATAAGAATTATTCTCGCAAGTGTATAGCGGCATTTCGAAAGATGGCTGGATTCTTGCTTCTGCAGCCAGATGGAAAACCACATCAACGGATTTATCTGGTATCTTTAAGAATTCTTTAAAATCGTCGATGACGTATTCTGCTTTTGAGTTTTTAAACTCTTTTTTCCCAGAAGAAAGATCATCCACCACTGTTACTTGATAACCTAAATCTATAAGTTTATCAACCAAATTAGAACCCACAAATCCAAGTCCACCCGTCACTAAAGCTTTCATTTTAAACTCTCCATAATTTTGTTTTTAAATTTTGTTGCAGAATAGCCATGAGATCGATCGTGCCAGTATATTTCCCTTTTAAGATCCCTGCCCGTAAAGTTCTTATCAATATAATCTGATCCCAATATCCTAACATCATAAAAGTCTTGTTTAAGAATATTATACAAATCTTTTTCCGTTGTATAACACTTAACATCATCTACATAACGAATCGATCTTAGTATCAATTCCCTATCCTCAACGGTTTGGGTTGGTTTCATTTTTTCTGGTCTGTCAATAGTCGGATCAGTCTGCAAAAGTATTATAAGGTTGTCACAAACAGACTTTGCATCCCTAAACATGTGTATGTAGCCCGGATGAATAACGTCAAACGCACCACATACTATTCCGTTTTTATACTTTTTACTTTCCTCTGACATTCGGATAGACCTCCTTAAACCATTCTATAGTGCTATCTAAACCTTTATCTAAAGAAGTGTATTCAAAATCTGGGAACATCGATAAAAATCTTTTATTTGAGCTCGGCTTTCTATATTGACCTTCGGGCTTAGATGTGTCCCAATCTATTCCTTCGTTGTGATCAAAATAACCAGAGATTTTTTGAGCTAAATCTTTAATAGATATCTCTTCAGGGTTTCCTATATTTACCGATTGTTCTCCATCATAGCCTTCAACTAAAAGCAATAGTGCTCTGGCTATATCATCTGCGAACGTAAATTCTCTCAATGCCCTTCCAGATCCCCAAAGGGTTGGTTTTTTATTTTCTTGAAATTTCATAATCATGGCAGGAATAACATGGCCGTTTTCTAAATCAAAATTATCATTGATTCCAAAAAGATTATTAGGGATTGCCGTTATGTAATTTAGTCCAAATTGTTGTCTTATAGCACGAGAATGTACTTCTAACATTCTTTTGGCATACGCATAGCCAAAGTTGCTTCTATGTGGTTCTCCATCATGTAATTGGCTTTCTGTCAAAGGATAAGAAGGATTATCAGGATATACGCAAGTTGAAAGAAGCGAAAGCACTTTTGGTACTTTATAAATTTTAGCATTGTTCAGAACATTTAAATTCATGATCATATTGTCGTAGAAAAAATCAGCGACATAGTCCGTGTTGCCCTTAACACCGCCAACCTTGGCTGCCAAATGTATGATTGCATCTGGTCGAGCCCTATAAATCATGTCACAAACGGATTGATCGTCTCGTAAATCATACTGATCTGATCCGTATAGAATCAGCTCATGATCTGTCTCCACTCTATTAAAAGAAGATCCGACCATTCCTGTACCACCGGTTATTAAAATTCTCATCGTGTTTTCCTTTTGGTCAAAGATTTATTTTACGCAAACAATATTTAAACTAACCAGCTGGCCTTTTTCCCAAAGATGATCAGGCAATTGATTTCCTTCTGAGTCATGTCTGGGTACATAATCACAAGACCAATCTCTTATGTGAGTGTGATTGGTACTTTTCCAATCATATCTCGTGTAGTGTCTAAATCCAATTTGTTCTAAATCAGACTTTAAAGAGTCATAAGTGTGACCCCACTTATGATAATCGTATTCATCTCTTTGGCCGCCAAACAAAGTTCCCCTTATTTCGTCTAAGTCACCCTTTTCAAAATAATACTTTACTAGTTCATGAAAATCAGGCACGCTTATTTTTAGTATTCCGTTAGGTTTAAGAAATGTGTGGAAATCTTTTAGTACATCTTTATACTCGTGTCTTCCAAAATGTTCTAGAACATGACAAGCATATATTTCATCAAAATCATTTTCGTTAAAGTGACTATGAAGATCTTTTATGTCAGCTTTAACGTCAGCTTTTTTATTCTGTATGTCGACATTGATCCACCCTGGTATTATTTTTTCTCCGGATCCGACGTGTAGCCTTTTTAACTTTTGATTTTTCATGATGCGTCCTTTTTATTTCCACATTTTATAATGTGATATATCTGCGTATTTGTAAGATCCACCACAGTCTTCAATGAAATCTGGTAAGCTATCGAATATTTCAATACCTCTGGCCGCCTGTTCTGGTGGCATATACATATTCCAACCGCAGACTTTTGGTTCTGGCATTTCATCGTGAGGGATTCTTCTGTTTCTACCTTCGTACTCTGCTTCCTTAAACCAGTCATAGGCCTTTTTGTCGTTGGTAAGAATCATTCCTCCCTTTGCAATCGGCAGATTTTTTCTAATATGGAACGAAAGACATTGATACGTGTCTTGCACATACATTCCCTTAGTAAACCTCGTTGCGCTATCGACAACAGGGTATGGGTTTAAAGTATAAATTCCTTTCCATTCAAAATCAACAAATTTTGGAACACAGCCAGCATGAATTATAAGTTGTGGCACAGAAAGATATGTTCTGTTGGGTACCTCTATTTCACCCTCTGCATTTAAATATTTCAGACAAAGAAACATGGCGTTTGTACAGCTATCCACTGCTACTGCATACTTTGAGCCGGCATATTTTGCAACTTTATCTTCAAAAGCCTCAACTACGTCCCATGGATCAGTAATATTGTAACCTTGTAAATTTAATTTTTCAATAATTTTATTTAAGTCAGCGTACATTATTTTATCTCAACCCTTTTTGAAAGCATGTGTCCCTCTATCCACGAGTCTTCAAAAGACGACATGTCAAACTTTTCTTTTAGGTCTTTAAAATGGTAATTTACAAAACCTATAGACTCCATGAATTCTTCTGACTTATACTTCGCACTATTAAGGTTGTTTCTTCCTAGAAAATATCCTCCTAAAACAACATTTCTTGCAGCCCATTCCTGACAATGTATTTTTAGCTTAGGCGTTTTTGGAAAACTACCTATATCATTGTGGCAAAAAGAAATAGGTACATTGTCAACATCACCCAAAAGAGCGCAGTCTTTAACTACGACGGATGGATGACCGGCTGGGTTTGCTAAATCGTAACCAATACACCTTTCTTCTCCAAATTTTTCGCAAAGCAAATTAAAGGATACACATCTGTTGCTTCCCAATACTACGATATTGCCATCATTTGGAACATCATCCAACTGGAGTATTACATTTTTGTAGATAATATTGGCATAATAATTTTCACCGTAATTATCTACATCAGCGTGTTTAGTGGTATCTAACCAATAT